GGCACCGACGACAAGACGTCGGGACCGACCAACTCCCGGCGCTTCAAGAACAGCGGCTGGACCGGCGCCGACACGGTGTACGCGGCGACCTACGACGAGTGGGGATGGTTCATCGCCCAGCTCTTCGAGGTGGACCCCGACGCCATCTTCGGCAACTACAAGGGCGTGGAGGACTTCCACGAGCAGACCAAGAACGCGTATCGCTGATCCTGCGGTTGAGGGTGGGCGCCGGGCAACCGGCGCCATGCCTCCGGCGCAGGGCCGGACAGAATGAGGGAGACATCATGGGCAGCGTCCTGGACTACTTCGTCCGTCACATCACGCTGGTGCTCGACAACGACGAGGCGACCTACAACCGGATGACACGGACGGCGATCCGCATCGTCCGCAACAGCGGGGTCACGGTCTCCGAGTGGAAGAAGATGGACAGCGAGGACCGCCGCGACGAGTACGCCATGAAGATCGGCGAGCGTCTGGTGGAGATCATCGAGGACGAGTACCTCGCCGAGGCGGTCAGTGACGGCACGGTCGGCGCACAGCTGATCAGCGAGGTCATGATCACCGGTGACAACGCGTTCGTCTACGAGATCGGCAGTCACTACATCCCCGAAGACGCCGACGTCGTCGACCTGCTTGACGACGAGGACGACGACGACATCTTCTGATCCTGCGAATGAGGGTGCGGGCCGCTACGGCGGCTCGTCGCCTCCGGCGCAGGGCCGGATGGAACGAGGGAGTGGCGATGGCAACCCTTTACGGCGTGATTTACACGGCCGACGACGAGAGCACCACCGAGCACTCGGCCCACATCACCAAAGATGACGCGGCACGGGCTGGCGCTGAGCTGGTCAAAGCCGAGGTCGAGCGGATCAGGTCGTGGGACCCGTCAGCGCCTGACCTGCCCGAGGTGTGGGCGGGCGACTGGGACCTGATCGACTGGATGCGTTCGCACTACGAGGTGCGGCTGGAGATCGAGCCGGTCGAGGTCTCCGAAGATGTGATCCGGGCGCTGATTGCCCGGCGCTGATCCTGCGGATGAGGGTGCGGGCCGCTACGGCGGCTCGTCGCCTCCGGCGCAGGGCCGGATGGAACGAGGGAGACACCATGACCATGCCCCACATCAAGGTCTACCGCGAGTGGACCATCTGGGAGAACGAGGGCGACGACGAGCCCACCGTGGTCAAGCAGGAGGAAGACACCTACCCCTGCTTCCCCGATGCGATCGACCACCAGGACGGCCTGACGGTCGTCGACCTGGCGGTGGCGGTCCTGGAGGGCAAGCTCTACGTGACCGAGACCAGCAACCACCCGTGGTCGCTGGGGAGCTGGTACAGCGCCACTCCTGGCCCCGATCACAGCTGGGGCATGAACGGCGCTGACGAGAGCCTGACGGCGCACCTGGAGGGCTTCACGCCGGAAGAGGAGACGACGATCTTCGAGACGGTGAGCAAGCACGTGCCGTCGATGCGCTGACCGTACGGATGAGGGTGGCTGCCAGCACGCTGGCAGCTCGCCTCCGGCGTACGGGCCGGACTGACGAAGGGAAACACCATGAGCCTGGACTGGGACACCACCGAGTGCGTCGAGGACGTCACCGGCGAGGAGCACTGGAAGATCACCGAGGCCATCATCTGGGGCACGATGGCCGTGGACATGGGCCGGATCACCGAGGCGAACTACAAGAAGTTCGCCAAGCGGATCGACATGGTGCAGGGCCTGTACGGCGCCCTGTGCCAGGTCTTCGAGGACGGGAAGATCGTGGACCGCCCGGTCACCGAGGAAGACATCCGCCGGCGCATCGGTCTGAGGACCAATGTGACCACGACCAGCGACACCAAGTTCAACAAGCGGATGGCCGATGCGCTTCAGCGCAGGGGCCGGGCCTGACCGTACGGATGAGGGTGGGCGCCAGCACGCTGGCGCCGCGCCTCCGGCGTACGGGCCGGAACGACGAAAGGAAGCAAGATGCAGCGAGACAACCTGGCCATCGCGGTGTCCTACGAGGGCGAGCGGGAGGTTGACAGCGGCGGTGTGAGCAAGCTGGCCGAGCTGTACCGCCAGATGCAGTACGGCGCGGACATCCGGATACTGAGCGTGGCCGCGCTGGACGAGGGCGGGGTGCTGGTGCCGGTGAAGCACGAGATGCTGCCCTACACCTTCGACGACAACTCGATGGCCTACCCGGTCGTCAAGGTGACCATGCCGGACGGCCTGGCCGAGTGGGCGACCTTTTCGCTGGACGGCCGCGCCTAATCGTGCGCTGATGGTGGCGCCCGGCTTCGGCCGGGCGTTGCCACCGTCGCATGACGGACACACTGTCACGACCAACTTGACAGTGGGGTTGAGATGCACTACGTTGGGTCTCAGCAGGGAAAACGACACACGGAGGTCACCATGGGGAAGCTGCTCGCATCCAAGTTCCTGGAGCAGGTCATCCACCAGATGCCGGAGGACGTACTGGCCAATTACGGCAACTGCAGCGTGCCGGAGTCACACGAAAGCCCTGGTGCTCGGTTCCTCAACGGAGCACGTCAGGGCTTCCTGCAGATCCTGGATCAGTACAACGGCGAGAGCCGGCAGGAGACCCAGGACAAGGTCTGGGGCGTGGCCGCGGAATGCCCGGCTGGAGTCATCAGCCTGCTTTGGGAGCAGTTCGCCGACCTGCACGCCTACCGCGAGGACATCGAAATGGAGATGCGCTCGCTGAACGACATGGCGCACATCGCGTTGCAGCAGATCGCCGAGCGCGTCATCCAGGACCTGCTCAACGAGTGGTTCGACCAGCTCGAAGCGCCCGAATACTACTGACGTACGGATGATGGTGCGGCCCGGGTGACCGGGCCGATGCCACCGCTGTACGGCGGAACGATCGAGAGTGAGGCAGGCATGACAACCTCTTACGTGCTGACGGTTCGGCACCCCGACTACGGCAACGAGTACACAGTCGACGGCGACGTGCATGTCGTCGACATCGACCTGGGCAACGGATTCTTCGTGCGGCCCGGCGACTACGAGACCGCGATGGACTTCGCGCTCTCCGTCGACAGGCTGTCGGACGTGCCGATCACCTCCCCGGTCTTCTCGGCCGGGCTGGCCATCTTCAGGGAGGCGCTGAGGGACTGGGACAACGTGCTGCCGATCATCGACGAGTACGAGCAGGAGCGCCGCCGCGTCGCCTGATCCGTGCGCTGATGGTGCGGCCCGGTCATCCGGGCCGCCGCCACCGCCGCACGGCGGAACGATCGAGGGAGCAACCATGGTCAGGTACTGCGAGGACAAGCTGGTCGACGAGCACGGTGACAAGCAGGAGGACATCACCTGCCCCGGCCACCTCAGCAAGTTCGACGACTGCGTCCAGGAGGCGCTGTGGGAGCTGGTGCTGGACAACGGCGGCGAGCTTCAGACGGGGGTCGACGACTTCGAGGGCACCTTCACGCTCTTCAACTTCGCCGAGGAAGAGGCGGTGGAGATCAACCCGGATGGTGTCGATGCCCGCTGGGTGATGGTGCCGGAGGGCTACTACATCCTGCAGACCACCAGCGGCGGGTTCGTCTACACGCTGAAGTACGAGACCTACCGCGAGGCGCGGGAGGCGTACGAGGTGGCCGACGACCGCTACAGCCGCTGGGAGAAAGGGTGCGAGCAGACCGGGCACGAGGTCTGCGAGACCGAAGACGAATGCCAGCTGGGTGGAATCCCCGCCTGACGCCGGCAAGGATGCGAGGAGGAGAAGGCGATGCCTGAGGATCACTACGACCTGCTGCACCGCACGCTGGGCGGCGGGCTGAACGATCGTCAGCACGGCGCGGTGTACGGGCTGGCCTACCAGTTCGGCCATAGCGCCGGGGAGGACGAGGTCAGGGTCTACTACGAGGACCTGGCGGACATGGCCCGAGCGGTCATCGACGCCAACGACGAGCGCTGATGGTGCGGCCCGGCATGTCCGGGCCGACGCCACCGCCGCTCGGCGGTAGAAACCAGGAGGGGTAATGCTCACACAGGCAGAGATGGCGCAGTTCAACCGGAGCGCTGAGTTCCTGGAGGGAAGTGGCGAGACATCTCCGGGGATCAAGGTGGCCGGGGTGCTCGTGACGGTCCGGGTGGATCACGAGGGGACGCTGATCATCAGCGCCGACTTCGACGAGGCGGACCCGAGGATCGAGAAGGTCGCGCCTCATTACGGATGGCGCTACACGCCGGTGAGCGTGCGGATGTCCGGACAGGAGGTCTGGACTGACGAAGCCCGGACCTGGACTGAGAACGAGCGCTGATGGTGCGGCCCGGCATGTCCGGGCCGACGCCACCGCCGCTCGGCGGAACGAGACACAGGGAGCACCGAATGCGCACTATCACGGCAGATGATTTCGACGTCTACACCCTGGACGAGCTGGAGCCGGAAGCACGGCTTCGGGCCATCGGCGAGGTCGCTGAGAAGCTGGGCAGCACCTGGTGGGACAGCAACGACAACGACGACATCAGCGACGTCATGCGCTACACCCTGGCCAACCAGTTCGGCACGCCTGGTCACGGTGACTTCGGCGTCGGCGACTTCCCCGGCATCACGGGAGTCACGCTGCAGAGCTGGGACCTGGACCGGGGCAACTACATCGGGCTGACGGGTGTCCTGACCCGCGAGAACGCCCCCGCCCTGCCCTGGACGGACGGCGTCGAGCAGGTGGCACTGCGAGAGGGCAACGAGTACACGTCGATCGACGTCGAGTTCGACGACACGCTGGCCGAGCCGGACATGGAGCTGGCCAACGACCAGATGACCGAGGCGATCACCGACGCGATGCACGAGGCGCTGCGCGACGGCCGGGCCGAGATGGAATACAAGACCGGTGAGGAGTACGCCGCCGGTTTCATCGAGGGCAACGGTCTGGAGTTCCTGGAGGACGGCACGCAGTACCCCTGATCGAGCGCTGATGGTGGCGCCCGGCTCCGGCCGGGCGTTGCCACCGCCGCTCGGCGGAACGGGACACAAGGAGTGAACATGGCAGGCATGAAGCAGCTGATGACGGCGATCGAGGAGATGGCGGAGACGCTGGCCAACAGCGACACCGCGCTGGCGCACCTGACGTGCCGCGAGGTGGGCTCAATCGTGGACGTGCTGGTGTTGTCGGGCCTGGAGCAGCACGTCGGCGGTGTCCTCATGGGGCACGCCTACGGCGACAGCGGCACGGGCGACACGCACCACGATCTGTACCAGTCAGACGAACGGGGCAACGAGGACGAGCTGGTGGACGGTTACATCGAGGCCGCGAAGCGGCGACTCGGCGTGCGCTGATGGTGCGGCCCGGCATGTCCGGGCCGACGCCACCGCCGCACGGCGGAATCCCGAGCAGGAAGTGAGACCACCATGAAGCAGGAACTCAAAGGTCAGGCCCGCCTGGACCCGAACGCCGCCGAGTATGAAGAGGCCATCGGGGGCGGGCTCAGCGCCGAGAGCACCGTGGCGCTGGGATGGCCCACGGAGGACATCAACCCCAGCGACACCCCGGCCGAGGCAATCGAGCGGTTGTGCAACTACAAGGCCGGGATCGCAGCGCGGGCGCTGGCCGAGTACGCCCGGCTCACCGGCGGGCAGGGCGAGTCCATCCGAACCAACGCGGGTGACTTCGTCACGGACCTGATGCACCTGCTCGACGCCCTGGAGGTCGAGTTCTACGAGATCGCCGACTACGGCTACGACAACCACGCGGCAGAGCAGACCGAGCAGTGATGGTGGCGGCCGGGCATCCCGGCCGCACGCCACCGCCGCTCGGCGGGACGAACGCTACGAACGGAGCGACATGGACATCAAGACCCTGAGCGACAGCGACCTCTACGCCCTGATGACCGACATCCAGAACGAGCTGCGGCACCGTACCGAGGTGCAGGCCGCAACCTCCCTGATCGGCGTGCTGCAGGCCAACCAGTACACGGCCGCCTTCGCCCCGCTGGCCAAGGCGATCAGCTTCGGCTCCAAGGAGTACGACAACGGGTTCTTCTACGACTCGGCGCAGGCCGAGCTGACTCTCGGCAGCGGAACGAGGGTGCAGGTCGACCTGTCGGACATCAGCGAGGTCGAGGAACTGCTCACCGACCTGAGCGACTCCGAACGGCGCGAGTACGGCTCGCTGTTCGAGACGAGCAGCGTTCGGGTCGACCTGCGCACCGGCGAGGTCGTGCACCGCTGACGTGCACCGATGGTGCGGCCCGGCTACGGCCGGGCCGACGCCACCGCTGCACGGCGGAAGAGACCAGGGAGAATGCGATGACCAATCAGATCGAGACCTACTACTTCGTCACCAGGGCAGGCGTCGAGTTCGCCGCGATGGCTATCCCCGCCAGCATCCAGGGGCCGAACGCTCGGCGGGCGCCGGCCGGCAGAGGCCAGGCTTCCGTCGAGTTCTACGACATGCGCTTCCCGAGCTGTGCCCGCGAGGGCGAGCCTGGCCAGTACGTGGCCAGCTACCGCCTCGACACCATCGTGGGCAGCCCTGACGCGCTCGATGCAGGCGACTTCGATGGCACCACAGCGTTGATGCTGTCGGGCGACGAGCCGGACTGGATCATCGACGCCGCGAGCATGTTGGATGTCTCGACGTGGCTTGCCACGATCAAGGCGAATCACTGGCTGGAATAGATCCAGCCAGACTGACGATAGGAGCCAGGTATGAGCACTCCCCCTGCGGAGCCGGAGCCGGAACGCACGATCAGCGAGATCGTGTACGGCAAGGTCGAGGGCATCGACGCCACCGAGGATGAGCAGGAGCGCCTGAAGGACTTCCTGCGCACCAACCCGACGCTGCGCCTGTCGAACCTGATCCGGGTGTGGTTCCCCGACCTGGCCGCCGAGGTGGCGGCCGAGGCCGAGAACTACGACACCAGCGGCGACCCGAACTACACGGTGCGCGGCGAGGCCGTAGGCGAGACTCAGCAGGCGGAGGGGCTGAACCGGGGTGACGCCTGGGTCGCCCGTTTCGTCGGCGACTACATCGGCCAGGCGCTGCGCGAGGTGGATGCGCGAGAGCTGGCGAACGAGCACTATCGCCTGCGGATGCAGGAAGGGCAGCTGCAGGGCTGACGTGCGCTGACGGGACCGCCCAGCGAGGGGGCTGGGCGGTGCCACCGTCGCACGACGGACCCAGTGTCACGGCCTACTTGACACTGGGTTTGAG